ACTGTAACTGGAAATTTTTATTGCTTTAGAAATCAATTAACATCTTTAGAACATTGTCCTATTACAATAAATGGAGATTTTGATTGTTTTGATAATAAATTAACATCTTTAGAACATTGTCCAAAAATTGTAACAGGAGATTTTAATTTTGCTAATAATAAATTTCCTGAAGATATACAGAAAAAGATTGATAATTTTAAAGGTACTTGGCAAGAATTAATGGTGTTAAATGTTATTTGGCAATCTAAAAAACTAACTAACTTAAATAATAAAACTGGATTATTTAATTAAAATATGAATTATTTAAAAACATATCAAGTCTTTGAAAAAGCAAATGTAACTGATCCTATTGAAATTATTAAAAGTTTAAATAGAGATAAAGACGTAATTTATACTTTAAACAAAGATAACAGAATTGATGTTGAAGGAAATGTTGATTTATCATATTCAAATTTAACAAAACTGCCAGTTAAATTTGGTAAAGTAACAGGTAATTTTTATTGTGTATATAATCAATTAACAACTTTAGAACATTGTCCAACTACTGTAACAGGATATTTTTATTGTTCTAATAATCAATTAACGTCATTAAAAGGTTGTCCTATTACAGTATCAGGATATTTTAATTGTTCTAATAATGACTTAACATCTTTAGAACATTGTCCAATTACAGTATTAGGAAATTTTTATTGTTTTAATAATAAATTTCCTGAAAACATTCAGGAAAAGATTGATAATTTTGAAGGTACTTGGCAAGAATTGTTACATTTAATGAATATTTGGCAATCTAAAAAACTAACCGATTTAGATAATAAAACAGGATTATTTAGTTAAAAATAAAATAAAATAAAATAAAATAAAAAATTATGAAGTATATACAACTATTTGAATCCTTTGAAGCAAAGCAGACAATGACTGTTCTAATTGAACATCTTTTTAAAATACGCGATTTAGCGCATAAAGATCATCTTGTTCCTACAAAAACTGAAGGCAGTTATGCACAGCATAAAGCATTAGAAGATTTTTATACTTCTATTTTACCACTAATTGATGAATTAGCTGAGACGTGGCAAGGTACTATTGAGGAACTTATGCCGTTGAATTTTAACAATCAAACCGGCTTAGAAAAAGCAGACATAGAAACACTAAAAAGTGTCAGAACATTTTGTCAGCAATGTAATTCACAATTGGACGATTCTTTTTCACATATTAAGAATATTTTAGATGAAATATGCGGCGTAATTAGCCAAACTATTTACAAGCTAAAATTTCTTAATTAATAAAATTTTCCTTTAACTCTAATCTACATCTGTCAAGAATATGATCATATGCTTCTTGTTTGTAAAGACCAGGTTTCTTTTTCCAAAATTGGTTCTTTTCATCTAGCCAAAACTCAGGCGTCAAATAAGGATGTTTTTCACCATAAAATTGACTAAAGTTTTTTCTTTTTTTAGCAGTTTTGGCCACTATTGGTTGATCTAATACATCTTCCATAACATTTTGATTTTTAATATTTTAACAAATATAACTTAAATCTGAAAAAAATGTTATTGCATGTACTATTTTTATCAGATTTTTTTTATATTTTTAAAAAATGAAAGATAGGACAAAAAATTTTATACCGATTGCGCTTTTTGCCATATTCAATAGCTATTTTTTATACATTAGATTACCGATTGTAAGCTTTTTCATTACAGTGTTTGTGATAATGACAAAAGAACACAAGGCTAAAATGTTTTTATTAAATATTAACGTTAGAAACATATTACAAGATTTTGACACATATTTAGAACTAAAATACTTTTTTTGCAAACAAAGAATAATTAGAAGAAAATTAAAAGCAATTTTAAATGATTAAAAAAATATTATTAGCATTATTATTGTTATCATGCATTACGCATGTGGCAATATCTCAATGTAATGGCCAATTAGAACCAGGCTTTACATTTCTTACATCATCTCGTGGTTGTGCACCTTTTACAGTTAATATTGAAACATTATTTTTAGGAGCTGTTGCAGGAACATCTTATCGTGTTAATTGGGGTGATGGTACTGCTTTACAAACACTTATACAAGCTAATGCAACCGGTGTAATTTTATCTCATACTTATCCAATGTCGCCTGTTAATTGTGGTTATGATGTACAAATAGATGCATTCAACGCATGTAATCCTTTAGGTTCTGTTGTTCCTGTACTAACACAAGTTGTTGTTTGGAATGAAGATGTTGTCAACATCGCGCCTCAAACATTTCGGGTTTGTCAAGGTTTTGCTGCAACTATAAATTTTGCTGATAATAGTACATGGAATTGTTTTCCAAGAGCAACTAGAGAAAACAATTTAGCCAGATGGTTACAATGGCAATATGGTGTTGGTGTTTTAGCAAATCAAATACCAAATGTAAGAGTTAATGCGATATTACCAGGAGCTTTTCCTTATAATAACCCAGCTCTTAACACAAATCCAGCATATCCATTTAATGCACCTGGTTCTTTAAGTTTACCTTTAAATATACCAATAACTTTACCAGCAGATGTTGGTAAAGATTTTGTTGTTCGTTTAAGAAATTGGAATCAATGTAATGCATATGATAATAATATTGCTGACGGTATTTTTTTTAATCCTGTTAGTGGTAATATTTTAAATGGAGATAATACACCACAAATTGGAACTGCTAGAATTGTTATTGTATCAGCACCTCAACCAAATTTTTTAACAAAACTTAATAACGCTGCAGGTCTTTTTAGAACATTCTTTTGTGTTAATGATAATATTTATTTTGAAAATTTAACACCAGCAATAACAGGTGCTAATTTTGGTTATACTTGGCAATTTTATGATAATTCAACTGGTGTTGGTGTTCCAATTGCTACTAGAACAAATACTAATCCAACATATGCTTATATAAATCCAGGACAAAAATTAATTAGATTACTTGTTAGAGATAATAATGCATTTGGTAATTGCGAAAATTCTTTTGATTTTGTTATTACAATTACTCCAGTTTTACAAGCAGCTATAACAACAACTGATTTATTAAATAACCCAATCACAACTAATTTTTGTCAAACTATTGCACCTCCCTTTACAACTTTTAATGTTAGATTTAATGATACCACTTTAGGAATTATTTCTCCAACAACAGAATTTCGTTGGGAAGTTTATGATAACAATAATGTGTTTGTAATATCTTATCCTGCAGTAGGTTATTCTGCTGTAAGAATTCCATTTATAGACAGATCATTTGTTAATCAAGGACAACATCGTATTGTTTTATTAATAAGAGATAATGCAACGTCATGTCAAACATCTGCAACTTCTTTAATAAGAATCTTTGAAAATCCTATTGCTAATTTTAATAATACAACAGTTTGTGAAAATCAAGCAACTAGATTTATTAATGCTTCTACATTAAATCCCGTTTTAGGCGCTACTATTAATAGTTGGGAATGGGATTTATCATATGACAATATAACATTTCAACCCGACATAACTTTTACAAATCAAACCGATTTTACAGCAGTTTTAGGTGCTGCTGGAATTTATAATGTAGCTCTTAGAATCAGTACAACTTCAAGTTGTACTGCTTTAATTGTAAAACAAGTCACTGTTCACCCTTTACCTATTGCTAATTTTACAACTAATACTACAATTGCTTGTTCAGGAATTGGTATTTCTTTTAATAATTTAAGTATTAATAATCAACCCGATATTATTAATACTTATACTTGGGAAATTAATAGACGAACTGGTTTAGGCTTTGAAATAGATTCAGTACAAAGACCAACTGATCCGGGTTTTTCAAGTACATATATTAGACGATTTAATAATTCTACAAATGCTCCTATTTTTTATGATATACGTTTAAGAGTTAGAACAATTAATGGTTGTGAAACTATTTCAACAGGTATTGCTTTAGAAATTTATCCTTCTCCTGAAGCAGGATTTAGTTCATTGAATTATTTTCCTTTTGATCCTAATTGTTCACCTGTTACTATTAATTTTAGAGTTGATAATTTTACTCAATCATTAAATCCTTCTAATTATACGTGGTCAGTTTTAACATCAACTAATATATTATTAAATTCAACTTCAACTGGCACAAATCCAAATTATACTTACATATTTACAAATACAACGAAATCAATTAGAGATTATAAAATAAATTTAAGAACTTCATTTCTTTCGGGTTGTTCAAAAGATTCTATAAGAACTATTCGAATAAATCCTGTGCCAATTGGAACATATCGTACTGATACAGTTTTAATTAATTGCGATAATATAAGATACCGTTTTACTGCTAATCAGTTGGGTCTAATTAGATATAACTGGCAATTATATCAAAACAATGTAAAGATAGTTGATTCGGATCAATTAGGTAGTTTTTTTGAATATCAATTCTCTAGAAATTCTGCGGATATTATTAGAGTAGAATTACAAACAACTAATTTTGCAAATTGTACAAGTACACTGTTTTCAGATATTGTTACAGTTCCATTAAGAGATAACTTTGCTATAAATTTTACAGCAACACCAATTTCACAATTTTATCCAAATACTACTGTCAATATTTTAAATATTAGTAATCCAAATCCTGGAACCTGGAATTATTTATGGAATTATGGTGATGGTGTAACATCAATACTTGAACAACCAATTAATCACACATATTCTAAAAGTGGAACATATAATATTACTTTAACTATTTCTAATCCATATTGTTCTGTTGTCTTAACGCAAGTTGTTACAATTACACCTGCACCATCAAATTTAAATTTTACATTTGATCCTCCAGTTGGTTGTGGTCCATTAATTGTTAATTTTACAGCAAAATATTTAAACATTAATCCTGCAACAATTGTTTGGCAGATAGATAATAAAATTTCATTTGGCGCAACAACAACACACGTTTTTATATTATCTGGTAATTATAATGTAATTATAACAGGTGTAGATATTAACAATGTTTCATTAAAATATATTGAAACAATTACTATTACTGTTTATGACACACCAGATTTAAATACTGCGCCAGTTTCTCAACGTATTTGTGATGGTGCTATATCAACTGTTGTTTTAACTAATCCAAATAATATTCCAAATACTCTTTATAGATGGACTGTTACAGCTATAAATGTTATAGGACACGTAGAAGAATTGGTAGGAGCAGTTGGACCAATTGTGAATACTTTATCATTGGTTAATCCAAACATTGTAGGCACAGTTATTTACACCGTAACTCCTATTTCAAATAGTTGCATAGGAATAACTAAAACTGCAACAGTAACTGTTAATCCTATTCCAATTGTTAATGCTAATGATATTACAATTTGTTCTGATGATATTGTTAATATTAAAATTACTTCAAATTTTGTAACTCAATATCAATGGACACTTAATAATGTTAATAATGTAAATGGAGCTTTTTCTAGTTCTGGCACAGAGATTGTACAACAACTTTCTACAGATGAAAAAGGAGGTTCTGTTGATTATGTTATTACTCCTGTAAGTTTTGGTTGTATAGGAAACATAGATGTTGTTAAAGTTATAGTAAATGCAAAAGCTGTTGCAAGATTTACTGTGAGATCTTTTGCATTATATACAGGTGATCCTTTGTATGTTAAAAATCTTTCAGAGGGAGGTACTTCTTATTTATGGAATTTTGGTGATGGTTTTACATCAACCGAATATGAACCAACACATATTTATACTACAGAAGGACAGTTTGATATTAGTTTAACAGTTAACAACTCGTTTAATTGTCCAGATATTTCTTATTTAAAATCACTTATAAAAATTCAAGATGGTGGACAGATTTTAATTCCAAATGTATTTACTCCTATTAACGGATCATCAACAGGAGTTTCAGGACCTTCACAAAATGATACATTTTTACCTTTAATATCAGGAGCTGTTGAATATGAAATGGATATTTTTAATAGATGGGGTGAATTGTTGTTTGTCTCTAGAAATGTTCAAGTGGGTTGGGATGGAATGTATAATGCAAAAAATTGTCCTACCGATACATACGTTTATAAACTAATCATTAAGTTTAAAGATGGTAATACAGTTATAAAAACTGGAGATGTTTTATTGTTGCGTTAATTGTGGAAAGTTGGACAAGGAATGTATCCTTGTCTTTTCTTATGTTTAAATTTCCACAAATCATAATTAAAATAATATTTTACAGCCAATTCATGAGCTCCTCCAGAAGAGGATGCTAATAAAGAAACGGTTTGATCATAATTATAAAATATATCAATTTTTTTAAATTGGAATCCTAACATGATTGCAATAGCATCTTGATTGACATTGTCTACAACATTTTGTTGTAAAGCAATACCTCTATAAAAAAGTCCTAATATAACTGGTTCATATAAAAATTGTGCGCCTACGGTTAATTGATCAAATTTACCTTGTGATTCATATACAAATGAAGGCATAAAATATTCCTTCTTTTTTATATGACGCGATAAATTCATTGGTATTTTAAATCCTCCATGTACAGATACTCTCATTGGTAAAACATCCGATCCTTTTAAAAATGACCTATTTGGTTGATTTAAATGTGAAAATGAAAAACCTATCCAAGTGTCTTTATCATAAACGAGAACACCGGCAGAAAAATCAAAATAATTAATTGTTCTAAGATCAAATAATGCTGGATCTAACGTTGGCGGAAGAGATGAACTAGAATTATTAAAATTTAATTGATCACCAAAAATTAATTTATTATAATCAAATGATCTATTATTTAATCCAAAAGAAATACCTGGAGATATAACATAATTTTCGCCTATTATTTTATATGAATATAATAAATCAATTTCAGATGATCTTAAACCAACAGTTCCAGATTTATCACCATTTAATTGAATACCAAATCCCGATCTATAAATAGATGCATTAATGTCATATGATGCTGAAAATGTTTGAAATGCTGTTGGAATATTAGGCCACTGATTTCTATGATTAAATACCAATCTTTGAGATTGTGTCGTACCAGTAAAACCTGGATTTAAATACATTGGATTTGCATAAAACATTGAATATGCTGGATCTTGCGCCTTCACTAAACTTGCTAATAAACATAACAATAACAACAAAATACCTTTCATATTCATATATATTAACTTTTTAATAAAAAATTAATTATAAATAAACATTTAAAAAGAATTAAAAGATTTGATATGTTCAAATATGCCAGTTTTGTGGAAATTGGTAAGTTTTTTAGTTATTAATGGATATGCTTTAAAAAAAGCATTTATATCATAAGATATATCTTCAATTTTAAAAAAATTATCAGTTGTTAAGTTTTCAAATAATTCGTCTTTAAATGGATAACATCTTTCCATTACTTTAATTTGCCAATCTGTTAATTCTTTAGACCATTCTTCTTTCTTTTCCCAATCAATAGGATGATAGAAACGTATTTCTCCTTGGAACATTGTTGAAATTATTACAGGAATAAAACTATCTACAATAATAGTTTCAGAATACTCATCTGCTTCGATTTTATGATGCATGTTTTTTAAACGAGAAATAATTTCATCACGATACAATTTTTTAGAAAACTCTTTATAATAATTACTCAATTTGTTTAAATTAGTAATATCTTTAACAGATTGTTTTAATATTTCAATATTCATTTTTTTGAAAGTTTCTTTTCAACCTTTTTTATTTCAATTTCTAAAGCAGAAGCATCATCTAACAATTTTTGACGTTTAGCTTTTAAAACTTCTACTTCTTTAATCATTTTATTTTTAACACGCATTTTGACAATATCATCTGTTTCTGTAATATCTGGTAATGCCTCAATCATTTTTTCAATATGATTATACGCTTTATCAATATATTTTTCTTCTTTTTCATATTCATCATCTTCATCATTCATTTTTGCAAAATCTGAATAATTATTACTTAATGAAGCTAATTCTTCTTCAATTTTTTCAATTCTTTTTAAGTATTTCGGAAAAGAATCTTTTAAATCATTTATTTTTTCTTCTTTAAAAGTTATATTATCATGAAGTTCTTCTAATATGTTTTTTAATTCTTTCTTTAAATTCAAAGCATTATTCTTTCCTTCAAGAATAAGAGACTCATTAATTGCGAAATTTGAATATTTTATAATCATATTACTAAACTTTATTTTATCTTATATATAATAGCCCCCATGCGGCCACCGCATGATTGTGATGAATCCTTGGTTTGGATCAGAGTTGATAAACAATGTTTGGATACCAAAAGTGGAACTTGGTTTTGTTAAAAAAGGGTGACACATTACAAACGTCACCGATTTTTTACTCAAGACCGTATTCAGCGCGTGGGAGAAAAAATTTAAGTTTTATGTACCTCAAAATGTCGAACAATAGCACGTCCCCGAGATAACATACCTAAAGCTGTTAATTCAGATTTTAATTTTATTAAACATTTCTTCTGTTTCTTCATACATAAGACCTTCAATTGTATCTACCATTTCAGCTACTTCATGAACATCATCTGGTGGTGTTGATATATCTTATAATGATGATCATCTTTTTCAGCAAGATACATAATTCTTTTTATAAAATTAGTAGCATCAACCACATTTTTACATTTAAAAACTTTCTTAAATGGTTCAGGTGATTTAGATTTAAATGTTTTAAGATATTTCAAATAGTCCAGTTTTTTGTTTAAATTGTTTAATTTCTTACTTGTCCAAATGTTTTTCATAACCACTAACTCTTTCCAAGTACCTTCAAAATTTTCAATTTTCTTTTTAATTTCTTTAGGAAATTTATTAATAAACAAATAAAATTCACCTTTGACAGTTTTTGGGCAATGTTCTAAAGATGTTAAACGGTTATTATTACAAGAAAAATCACCATCAACCGTTGTTGGGCAATGTTCTAAAGAAGTTAAAAGGTTATGTGAACAATTAAAATCTCCAGTTACAGTAGTTGGACAATGCTCTAAAGTTGTTAAACGGTTATTTGAACAATAAAAATGACCTTTAACAGTAGTTGGACAATGCTCTAAAGTTGTTAAAAGGTTATGTGAACAATTAAAATCTCCTGTAACTGTTGTTGGACATTTTAAAGATATTAACTTGTTATTGTAACAATAAAAAACTCCTGTAACTGTTGTTGGACAATGTTCTAAAGAAGTCAAATTGTTAAATGAACATTCAAAATCACCTTTTACTGTTGTTGGACAATGCTCTAAAGTTGTTAAACGATTATTTGAACAATTAAAATTACCTGTTATTTTTCCAAATTTAATAGGTATTTTTGTTAGCTTCTTATTAGTTATATTAACATTACCAATTACATCTACAAAACCATCATTGTTTAATGAATATTTAGCTTTTTCTCTATTAAACTTTTCACACCATTCTATAGGATCAATTGTTTTTTCAATCTTTTTAGCTTCAAATATTTGATATGTTTTTAAAAAAAATCATTCTTTAATTTTAAAGTTTTTTAACCACCAGCTTCCAGCGGCGGTCTATTTTATTTAGAATCTATTTCAATCGTTTTTGTATGAATGTTTTTCTGAACATCATCATCAAACGTCTCATAATTATATTTATTTTAACTTATATCGAAATATGTATCGTTGAAGTAATCTGCTTGAAAAGATACAGATACTTTATTAATTATGTCTCCGCTGTCCCATGATAGATCAAAAGCACCAACAGACAAAACATAGGCGTTGACAAAATCTACTCTTCTTACAACTTCGCCTGTTCTATCGTGGATTTGTGCTGTTACAGAACCAATATAATCATTTTTGTAATGTAATTCTCCAGTTTGAGAGTTCCAAATTAAATCATACCATCTTTTTAAATGTTCCCAAGTTTCAATAACTTTTTTATCATTTTGATTGATATTAAAATCTATTGTAAATTTAACATCTGTTTCAGATGGAGTTTGTAAAAAGGCTCTTGTAGAGTATTTAAAACGTTGAACTGAAACCGATAAATCTTTATTAGTAACATCCAAACTAATATTAGTTGCATTTTCTAATAAAATTTTAGAAGCATTAGGAGTTCTAACAATAGCTGGTAAATCAACTGTTATTTCAAACAAATTTTTATAAATTGGTTCCCAACGAGTATTTGTTGATGTTAAATTGCGAAAATGTGGTAGCGCCATTTTTTATATTTCTTATTTTTTAAGTTTATTATTATTATTAATTTGATAATGTACTGAAATATGTATCATTCCAATAATCTGCAATAAATGATGCTTCAGCTTCTACAATTGAAGTGTTTTGTGACCAATCAAATGTCCAACCTGTTACACCTTTCATTTGACAATTTACAAAATCAACTCTTCTTATAACTTCACCTGTTCTATCGTGTAATTGCGCAGTAATTTGTCCTAACATATCAGATTTGTAATGTAATTCACCGGTTTGACTATTCCAAGCAAGATCATACCATCTTTTTAGAAGTGCCCAAACGTCTACAGATTTTTTATCTGTTTCATTGATATTAAATTTGATACTAAATTCAACGTGTGTTTCTCTTGGTGTTGTAGCATATGTACGTGTTGAATATTTAAATTTTTGTGCTACTGGTTGGTTTGCAAATTTTCCACCTGTTAAATCTAAATTGATAGATGAAGCGTTTTCTAGCAACACTTTTCTATTTTCGGTACTATTTGTTTGTACAATTGTTGGTAAATCAATAGTGATTTCAAACAAATTTGTATAAACAGGTTCCCATATAGAATTAGCCGTTGTGATATTGCGAAAATGTGGTAATGCCATTTTGTTTTTTATTACTTTTTTTATATATAAAAAAAAACAAATCTGATGATGAAAACTTTTTTAATTGTTATAGTAGTAGTCCTATTTACATCATGCGCACAGACAACTTGTCCTACATATAGTAAAGCAGTCAAAAAACCGAATCACCAGAAGTCATAGGATAGGATTGTTAGTTTAATGGTAAAACAGTGACAGTTGTGGCTCGAACCCACCCCTTCTACCCGGGTATTTTAAATGGCAAAAATAGTCACTAAATGCTGTTCAAATCAGTATACAATTGCTTTATAAGCTTTAGTTGATTAAAAGAGCATCAACTTTTATCCAATCAAGATAAAGAGACGTTGTTTGTGATGACGCTAATTTTTCGATAAGAATTCCAAAGCCAAATTCGGATCCAATATTTATTGGTAAGTTAGCATCAATAGATGCAACCAAATTATCATCAATATAAAAATCTAAAACAGATAAAATATTATTAAATTTAATATTATATAAATGCCATAAATCATCACAAGGAATCAACGTATTTTGTAATGATGTTGCACCATCTTGTGTTTTAGCTAACCAATTTGTGTTTAAATTAAAATCGTATAAAAAATATACGCCTCTGTTTACAGAAGCAATATTATTTGAATTAAAAAATCCTATTATAATTTTATAATTATCTAAAGAATCTGGTACATTTGAAAGTCTTAAACTTGTTGAATATTCAATTTCATCTTTAATTAATAATGAATTGAAATTAGACCAAATATAGGCATCATGATTAGTGCTTGCTAGAACTATTTCTAAAATACCATATTTATTATTTTGATTATTAGAAGGTTTAATAATTCCTGTTGTAAATGAACCTGTTGCTAATGATGTCTGTGTTAAAAAATGATCGAAAAATCTAAATTGATTAAACGTGTTAAATTTATTGTTTAACTCAGTTTCAGTTATTAAAATATTTCCAACACCAATTGATAAAGTTTTTAAACCTGTTACATTTGTTAAATCAAAATGTATAATATTTGCCGGTAAAGTATCATTGTATATTGAAAAAGATAAGTCTGAAAAACTTGATTCTTTCTTAACTTCATAATTCTTTTTAATGTTTTCAATAACATTTCTAAGTTTAACTATTGCCGTATTAGCTTCGGTTTGTGTTCTAAATTTAAGTCTTAAAACCTTTGAATCTGCTTCGGTTTTAATAATAACGCTTTCATCAATAACATAAGTTGATGAAATTGTGTTATTATAAATCTTATATCGGATTGAACCTTCGCCATCTCTAATCTTTAAAAAGTTCTCTCCTTTTTGTGGAGATGGTAAAAAGGTGTCCAATAGATAAATTACTGCCATTTTGAAAATATTATTCTTGTGTTTATATATTTCGTTTCATTGTTTGTTTATATTAGCAGATGCTAGTTTTAAAAGAATCAGATTTTGAAGGATTTTTAAATTTTCATAAAAAATTTTCTGAAAAGAAATTAATAGCATCAAAAATGGATCCTTTTGAAAAGAAATTTAAAGAAATTATGATTTTTGAAAATAACGAAGACTATATTGTTAGGAGCAAATTTTAAAATAACATTTAAATAGCAACAATATGTTGAGAACCACCAGCAACTCACAAACAAATAATTTTTTAAGTAGTAACGTTAAATGTTACAGTAGCTGTTCCAATCTTACCATCAGAATCTTGGTGTTGTGTTAAGAACGTAAATGTACCAGTTTGAATAGGTCCACCTGACAAATTGGATGAATCAATATACACTAATTCCTGCGAATTTGATTGATCAAAAATTTGATTTTGTATTAACGTTAAATTACTTGCAGAAGTTCTATCATCAACAATTCCATCAATTAAATAAGAATATAAATCTGATTTATTAATAATACCATTAATGCTAAACTGATATAAGTTAATAGCTGATAAAGGAGATTTAAACAATACAATTGGCGCTTGATTTTCAGATATTGTTACATTAAATGAAGTAACTAATACGTTGAATTGATCAATTAATGGAGTTGAAATATTTTCATATAATTGTGATGTAATATTATTATCAGAATCTTTAACGGTGAATATTAAAGTATAAATTCCTGCAGCAGCAATAACATTAATAGATTGATTTAAATTGTTTGCAATTGTTACTGTAACATTATTAACATTTAATGAAATATTTCCATCATTAACATCAGTAACTTGTTGTATAAACAAATCAATTAAATTCTGTTTATTGATTTGATATAATGCGAAATCATTTATCCAAACTTTGTTTATTACTCCAATTGGTAAACCTGCTTTGATAGCAGCACTATATTGTGCTTTTAAAATTATCACAGGCGCAACTAAATCTTTCGCATTTAAAACAAAAGTATCCAATGCTTGATTTTTTGCAGTATCTTCTACAGATATGATAATATTATATCTTCCATAATTGGTAATTGCAGATATTTCAAGTGTTGAATTAAGAGGAGTAATTGTAATATTAGAATCATCTAAGAATATTTCTCCATCTCTATTATCAATTACATTTTCAATCCAAAGATTAATTAAATCTTGTTTAGTTATTAAATATAATAATCCACCAGAAGTTGTTGCATAATTATCTAATATAATAGTTGTATTAAAACCAGTAACATATGTTATTGCAGGAGGAGTTATATCTGCTTGCATTCCAACATTTATTCTTCTTGAGCGATCTGCTAATGCCCAAGTAATTAAAGAATTTGCTTGATTAGCATTAAAATCATCTATAAAAACTAGTGAATATTCCCCAGCTGATAAGTCATCAATTAAAATAATTCTACCATTTAATTCAACGCTAACAATTTTATCAACATCAATGTATGCAGTAGGTATATTATTTTTGTAAATAATTAAATCTCCGGAAGTTGGATCAGATAAAACATCTGTCCATTTAAGATCAGATAAATTTAATGAACCGTTTATAACTGAAGTACCTTCTTCAAAAGTAACAAAAGTTGTTGCTGCCATAATATCAACAGTAACGTCATATTGTTTTGATGGATTATTCATACTGATTGGTGGAATTGGAGATGTTTCGGTTCCTGTTAAAATCATTAATTGCGCCATTGTTCTTGGCATATCAGGTTGATTTTTAAAATAATATTGTAAATAGTTATCGTCTTTAATTTTATTAGCAGTATTATACGTTGCTTTAATTACAACAAATGTTGTTTTGTTACCTAATATATTTTCATATTGTAAGCTAACATTTGAAGAGTTTTTTGGAATTCTTAATTGTGTTCTAAATATTTGATCAAATGGAATATTTAATCCGCATAAATCTAAATCCATTAAAAGATTAACACCGTTATTTGCAACAATTTTATCCTTATAAAATTTAATTATTTTACCGTTCGAATTACTCATTAATGAACTATTTGAAACGGAACCCGGACAATTTAAGCATTCACTCATTTAAAGCTTTATTATTCAATTTTTATATATATTCAAAATCGCCAAAGCAAAACCGATGCTGTTAGCAGTAGAACCAGTAATTTCACCTTTAAATCCTGTCAGTGGAGTAGATACAAATCCATTTGTTGAAGGAGAGTATAAAGCGGTATGGAATATTTTAGACCCAAACATCATTCAAACAGGTGTAACGGCTAATGCTGATTTAGGAAACCTGCCTTATAGATTTGCTATCTATGAAAGTGTCATTATTAGACATGAAAAAGCTATACCAAACACATGTAAAATTAATAGTTTAACTGATGTTGTAACAGGAGATATTAAAGATTTAAAATTCCATAAGCAGTATCGATATAGTAATGATAATATAAATTGGTCAACTTGGTTAAATTTTTCAACTATTCCAGAGTGGAATTGGTTAGACGATTTGTTTATGGAATTCAAATACACTTGTGTTCCAGTTGATCAGAGTAATTCAGATAACTTATCAAATAAAACAATTGATCTTAATGAAATAATTCTGTCAGCAATTGTTGAATTAGACAGACAATCATTAGTAGTAACATTGACAAAATCTGGACAGTGTGTTATACTTTGTCCTCAAGACACTTGGAAAGTTTGGAAATTAATGAATGTTGAAATTACAGCAGGGGGTATTACTCCGTCTAGAACTTTAACGGTTCATTTTAGAGCAAATACTACTTCAGGAAAAGAGTGGACTCCTTGGATGCCATTAAATAATGAATGTCTTAGTAAAATTAAATTTGATCCATTAAGATTTTTCTTTTTAGAATTAAATTTTTGTAGAGGAGGGACTGATACAACTGGAGAAATTAAAATATATGACGTTGTATTTTCTGGAGATTTTCAAAACGTTTCAGCAGATTATCAAAAATTTAATAAGTTTGGTATGCGATCAGATTGTAGAACATCTTATGATACTAGCAATGCAGCAGCATGTGCTACAGATGCTGTAGCATATCCACCGGCCGAATGGGCGGCTGATTGTAATAATCCTGAGAATAAAGGAACTTTTAAACCATACGATCAGTCTATTATACCATTTTATAACCAATTAGCAAATCAAGTATCAAACGTTTTTGGTTGGGAAGTTGATTACTATAAAACAGATCCAGATCAAAATGGTACTGATAGAATTTTGCATGAATATCAATTACACAACGTATCATTTGTTAAATCAATAAGAATTGTTGTTGAGAAAAATAAATTTCCCCAAAATACAATTTTAGCAAATCAATTTGATTTAGAATTATTTGATACTTTTCAAGTTCATATAACAAGAGATGAATTTAAGAAAGCTTTTGGTATTACAGAAAGACCTGCTAAATGGGATTTTTTATTTATATGTGAATGGAATAGATTATATCAAGTGACTCATGCTATTGCTAATAAGGATTTTATGAACACTTCAGTTTATTATATTGTAACATTGAAGAAAGCACAAGACAATCAGCATGTTAGAAAAAATGATCCAGATAATAATTTTACAATTCCTACAACGGATGGTGGTGTTAAAACTATTGAAGAAAGTATTAATGAATTAACTTCTAACGCATCATTAGATGCTTTATTTGGCACTGATAATGTGGCTGAAACAAAGCGTATTGCAGATAAACCACAACAAAAAACTTTAGCGCATGAAGAAATTAGAAGATCAATAAATCCTTACGTTAGAAACGTAGAAGCAATTATTGAAAATGGGCCTAATGTTCTTTCTAAAAATCATTATGACTTAGCAAATGTTTCTTCTGAACAAATAGCAATAACATATACAGCTGCTGATTCTATTATGGATACTTGCGATGATAGAACATTTATTATTTGGTTTAATTTAAAAACACTTAAACCAGGAGTTCAATATAATTTGATAACTAATCAAGCGATTATAAATGGAGTTCCTTCAGGTTATAGATTAAATTATCAAGATAGCAGATTTGATTTGGAATGGGGTAATCAATTTTTAGAAATAATGGCTCCTGGAATAGAAACTAATATTTGGTATTGTTTAGTTTTAAGAATGCATCAAACTGCTGAAAAATGGCAATTTAGATTGTTAAGACGTCAAAGCGATATTAATCCAAGAAGTTATCAAACAACTGATCTTAAAGAAGTATTTAGAGATGGTGGAGATTTAATGCCAATATCGTTTAATATTGGAAACACTCCTATTGTAATTTATGGTTCTGAAATACGAATAACAAATATTAGAATACTTACAACATTAATTGAAGAAACATCATTGACAAATGTTTTAAATCAATATGTAATTAGAGAAGCACAATATTTAATTTTAGGAGATAATGCTCAAGAAAAATTTAAATTAAAAAATATTCGCTACCGAACAAAGGAAGTGGACGATTATACTTAACAATTTTAAACAATATAACAAACAAAAATATATAAATTATGCAAAAATTTTCAAAAATAGAGCAAAACATTGCCGAAAATAATATCGATACAACAGTTTTTAAATCGGATAGATTTAAAATTGTAAAACAGGATGGTTGGGAATTTAACGATCAACCTGAAGATTATGTTGTGGCTATAGTTTATTTAAGTAATCACATGGAATTGATCTTCAGACTAGAACCAGTTCCATCTTACAAATCTAGAGAAAAGGATTTTGATAGATTCTTAACGGTTTTATCTGGTACAAGAACATTTTCTGAAGAAATAGAAGAATGTTTGTTTAGAGAAATTTATGAAGAAACTGGTTTGGTTATTTCAAAAGCATACACTTCACATCAATTTTTGCAATCTCTTTTCGTTTCAAAAGCGGGAACTCCTAAATATCACATTTATTGGGTACCATTACTTGATTCTGAATATCGTTTAGAAAAAGCTCCTGGTGATGGATCTATTCATGAAGCTAATTCAACGTCTTTTAGAATTAATATTTCACAAATAAATTCATTAAAGCCTGTTGATACAATAACATCATTATGCATTCAATTAGCCAAAAAAGAATTAGGAATAAAGAATTAGGAATTAGGAATTAGGAATTAGGAATAAAATAATGATCAAAGAAATAAATTTAAAAATAGTATTGTCTAATAGTTCAGACATTTCATCTTTAATTGGTAAATCTTTTAAAAAAAATAAATACGGAAAAAGTATTTGGACTGATGAAATCAAATATGTTGGTTACAAAAATAACATAATTGATAGATTCACAAAAACTGTAGAAATTTATGTAATTGGTAAAAATTCACCAAATCATTTTCCATTAGACGAGATATTGATAGTAAATGAAAAACCACATATGCTAGATAATGGTTTTAAAAGTTTTAATTTTAAAGAAAACTTTAAAAAAGAAGAATAAAAGTGCTAACAATAAAGAAGATTGATAGATTTTTTTTACTACTCTTTTTAAGACTGAGTATGTTTGGTATTTCTATAGCTTTATTGTTTGATATATTTTTTGACCACTATAATTTTTTATCAATTTTTATTAAGATTATGTTTTTAATTACAACTTTAATTTGCTATAAATTAAAAGATGATAAGTTTAATACATCAACAATACTATATACATCTACTATTTTAATATTATCAGTAATTCAATCGATTTTTATTCCTGTTGGTTCAGCAGCGTTATTGGGCGTTATGATGCTACTTGGATTTTTAATATCGGCGATTTTAAAACAAAATGCTTTTCGGATAATGCATATTGCAACAGTATGTTGTTTTTTAATAATGTGTTTTTTACAAATGAATAATCCAGAACTCAGACTTGGTCAAACTGCTAATGACATGATAGTTAATTATTCTGGTTATTTAATAGTATATTTTATACTTTCTTATTGTTCTTATATTTTAAAGAATAAATACAATACTACGTATGTTAATCTTAGAACGGCAAATTATGTTATTACAGATAAAGCAAAAGAAAATGAAAAACAAAACGTTGAAATAAAAAAACAAAACGTTGAATTATTAGAAATGCATTCAACGTTAAACGATATAAATAACGATTTGGAAAGAATTGTCAATGAAAGAACTGATAAAATTAGAAGTCAAAATAAAATATTGATTGCATATAGTAATATAGTATCACATCAACTTAGAGCACCAATTGCGAGATTAAAAGGTTTATTGAATATTTTTAAAATGGAAAAAAAACCAGACGTTAATTTTTTTATGGAAAAAATTGAAAATGAAGCCGAAGAATTAGATAATATGATAAAACAAACTTCTAAAGATATTAACTCAAACATTGATATTGAAAAAGATTATAATTAATATGAAACAAATTTCAAATGTTAAAATAATAGATACTGAAAACGGTAACGTTTATCAAGGTGATTTAATATCCTCAATGGATAACACTAATGAATTTGGTTTATACAAAAATGGTCAAAGCATTATTTATTTTAATATGTCTGATTTTGATCTTTTAATACTATCAGAATTTAGTAA